ATGTAGTGATACTTGTAGTAGTCGCCATTTTTATTTATTTAGTTTATTATTAATTAAAAAGTTTCGCCATAACTCTATCTTGAGTTGTCATAGGGCGGTTAGATGCAAATTTTTGAACTTGTGGGCTTTTTACTTCTGGAGAATGTGTTAATGGTTCAACACTTAATTCAACTTCTTTAGATTTTAAATCCTCATCAGTTTTATCTTCTTCATCAGCAGAAAGTTTAACACCTTTCAATTCAGCAATTTCGTTTCTTAATTTTTCAATTTCAGAAAAGAACATTTCTTTAGTGATTGATTCAACAATCTTTTTAGGGCTTGCTTCTTCAGCAGCAGCTTCAACCTCAACTTCAACTTCAGGAGCTTCCATTTCTGGTTCAGGCATTACTTCTTCAGGCATTTCAATAGAAGCAATTACACCTTCAACTTCAACCTTTAAAAGCATTCCATCTTCTAAAAGGTATTCGCCAACTGGTAACGCAATTCTATCTTCCTCGTTAACTATAAAAACAGCCATTTCAGGTTCAAAAGCTTCAGCTTCTATCACCGTACCGTTTTCAAGTTTCATTTGAGCAAGGTTTACTTCCATACCCAAAAGAGTTTTGATTTCGTTAATTACACTCATTTTTAAAATATTTAATTTGTTTATTAATAATTTTATTTTTATTTGTTATAAATTAGGGTTTTAACCGTTACTTCTAACAATAGTTTTTACACCATCAATTATTGTAATAGTTGCACCGCCTTGTTGAACTGTACTACCAATTCCTTGTGATTGTAATTCGCCATCACAATTTTTAACATCGTATTTTCCGTCTTTACCAAGACAACCCCTGTTACCGCCTTTTGGACTTGTTGTTTTTCCCATAATTTTCATTAGTTTATTTAGCATTAATATTTGTGATTCTGTGTTCTTTGTATAAAATAAATTACATCATATATAGTTCCTGTGTGCGAAGCTTTTATTTTAACTTCTAATCCATTTGTTACTACATCTTCATCAGAATAGTATTGAAATGTTTTAGCAAATACGTGTTCTACATCATTCCCTTTTGGAAAAGTAATAGTGTCACGAATTCTATCATATGGTGTACCGTTACCACCTTCTAAAAACAAATCTATGTAACCATTAGCATTAGCTATTTTTGCTTTAAAAGCAATAGTTACTACATATACATCAGCATCAAATTCAGCATATAATTTATTATTGTGATAGTAATCTATATCTGAATGAATATGCGTGTCTATAACATTACCTTTATTGTTAGGCACTACGAATTCAGTAGTAGTAAACGAATAAGGACTTGCACTTGTATATTGTGTTCCATCATATCTTGCCCAACCCAAACCCATTTTGTCTGATTGTGGTGGGTAAACTCTTACTTGTTCGTTATTGAATCCCATAAATAAAGATTCATTAGTTACAAGCATAGCTCCTTGTTCAATATTTACATTTTCAACTTCATTTTGTGAAGCTTCTTCTACGTGAACCCTAAATGCTGTGTTTATCATTATTTACTTCTTATAGATTTTAATTTTCTTTGAGCCCATTCAACACCAGCATCACCGCCCCAAGCTAACCACATTAAACGGCCGCAACCATCACCAAGTTCCCTGTCAGAATTTTGTCTTTGCCTTTCAAAGCTTGCCATTCTTGCAATAGTATCTTCGCTAATTGGTTCACGGTTTGCTAATTGGTTTGCTCTTGCTTTGCCTACTGCAGTACCACAACTACCCCAACCATTTTCTTCAGCATAACGCAAAGCTATTTTAGCATTTTCAGTAGCTTGTTTTGGGTAGTCTGTATAAGATTCTAAATCAACCTTTTTTTTTTGGTCTTTTAAAATTATATCTTTTATTTTTTGTATAAGTTCTTGTTCTTTTTCTAACTGTAAACTCATTTCTAATTTATCAGCAAAATAACCTTCAATGCTAAAGCCTTTTACTTTACCTGTTTTTACAAAGTCATTCCAAATAGTGTCATTGTTTACTTTCATACTAACCATCCAAGTTCCAACTGGTGCATTTAAACCATATTTTTTAGACTTGTCCATTTCAGTATCTTCTACAATCCAAGATTCAACAACTGACAAATCATTTATCTTTTTTTGGTGTTCTAACGTAGCGTTGTTTTGGTTGCTATTCATTAAGAATAATTCACTTGCCTTTTTTACTGTAGCATCTGAAAAGAAAATGTAATACTCGTCATCACCATTGCGTCTATAAATGTTCTTGTTTGGAATTAAAGCAGCGCCCATTAAAATACGCTTTTCATCATCTACTTTAGCTAATTGTAATTGTTGGTTAAGTGCTATGAAGTTTTCTTCTATTGCAGGGAATTCTACAACTGAAATAGCTTCAACACCACTTAAGTCTTCTTTTTCGTCTATTATTAATTCTACTATTCGCATTTTATTTTTATTTATAAATTAAATTATTTGGTTTTTGTTAATTACCTAATGTAGCAGTGTTAACAATATTTCTATCTAAGCTTTGTGCAGTTGTTACATCATTACTAACCACATAGGCCTTAACAGGTGCCTGACTACCTAAAGATTGCGCTATTTGGTTTTGCCCACTTGTACCAACTACGTTAAATGTAGGTGCAGTAGGTGCAGCAGGTGCTGACCCACCATTGTTACCACCACCAACACCAATACTCGCAGCAGCATTACCACCGCTTGACAATAATTGTTTTGCCCTTGCTATATTACCAATAACAGAAGCAGCAGTAGAAGCGTACGATACAACTCTTGCAATAGTACCAATTCCAGGAACTAATGGAAAGGCTAATTGTGCAGCAACCCCTTCAGCATTTGCTAATGTAGATGCCTTAGAAATAGCTACTGCAGAATCAATACCAATTTGAGTTAATGCAATGGCTTTAGATATAACTTGCCCTGCTTTTGTTTTTGCCAAACCTGAAGCTTCTAAATTAGCTACTATGTTAGTTAAGTTAGCTTTTGAATTAGCTATAGCTTCATTCTTTTTCTTTTCAAACTCAATAGCAGCATTTGCTTTTTCTTCTTCTACTAACCTTTCAGCTTCAGCCCTTAATTTATTGTCATCAACAATTTTTTTGTTTTTAGCATTGTTAGCAGCAATTTCTTCAAAGTATTGGTTTTTTTGTTTTAAAACTAAAGCTTCTTTTGCTAATTGTACTTCATCTTCTACAACTTTTTCTTTATTTATATATTCTTTTCTTTGTTGTAGTGCTTTTTCATTAGCTGCTTTTCTTTTATCTGCTTCTTCTTTTATTTTAGCAGCACGTTCATCAGCAATGGCTTTTACCCTTGCAGCTTCTTCTTTGTCTGCTCTAATTTCAGTTTTACGGATAGCACGCCTATCACTTGCACTTTTTTCTTGCAATGCAAATAATTCAGCTTCTGCTTGTGCTTGTTTGTCTAAATTTTCATCGCTTACATCTGATAAGCTATTTGCTAATTTAATAGCCTTTAGCTTCTTTTCCGCATTTCTTAATTCAGCTTGTGTTTGCTTTTCTTCAGCTATTCTTACTGCTTCAATAGCTTTTTTCTTTTCAGCATAACTTGCATTCTCATCAGTTATGATTTCTTTCGACCTTGCTAAATCTCTGTTTAATTTAGCACGTGAAACACTTAACGAACGTAATGAATCTTCTACTTCTTGTAAATACTTTTTAGCAGTAGCAGCCTGTTTAAATTCTTTTTCAATTTCACTACCAAGTCCACCAACTGATTTACGAGCTTCAGATAAAGCCCCTTTAAAGTCTCCAGAAAAGAATTTGGCAATAGCTTTACCAGCAGATAAAACCCTGTCTCTTAAGACGTTTAATACTGCGCCCAAACCATCCATTATTTGTTCAAGTTTGTCAGCACCATCATTAGTAGAAGCAAATGCTTTATATAATAATGTAACCGCACCAACAACAGCCAAAATAGTTGCACCAATTGGGTTAGCAGCTAAAGCTAATAATTGAACACCTAAAGTTTTAGCGCCTTCAATTCCAGATTGAAAAGCAGGCGAAAGATTTGATAAAGATTTTCCTAATTTATTAAAACCACCTTCGTTTACTGTTTCAGTTTCTTTTTTTAAATCTTTTGTACTTTCTTTAGCACCGTCAATACTTGTTTTTAAGCCGTCTATTTTTTTAGAAGCATCAGGAATATTAGTGGTTATTTTTAATTCTACTGTTTTTACTTCAGCCATTTTATTTCTCTTTTAATTTGATTTAATCCTTTACTCCAGCTGTTTGGTAATTCGTATTTTCCTTTTGCTATTTCTATTGTTTCACTTTGCCCGTAATGATTATCTATCATTAAAAGATTTAGTATTTCTTTTATCATAATATTCTATAGTCATTTATTAGAGTTAAACTTACTTCGCCTGAATTTAAGTCTATGTTCATATTATCAATTAAATACCTTGTGTCACGTATTATAACCCTGTCATTTAATTTTAATTTAGTTAATAGGCTAACTGGTAAAATAGCTTTTAAGTTATACTTCCTTGTTTTTACATTGTATATATTACTTAAATAATTATAATAGTAAACGTTATACAAACTGTTTGAAATTGGTGTTAATAATAAAGAACTAATTTCATTACCAAAATTTAAACTATAATTTGTTGAACCAATTAAAGTATCTTGCCCAAAGCAGTTATATGAAGTTACATTAGTTGTAGTTGTATCGTATTTTAAATAGAAATTACAAGTTTGTAAAGTGTTATAGTCATATAGTATAACTGGTTTTGGTTGGTAGTTTTTAAAGTCTTGCTTTAGCGCGTAACCTACCTGCAAATTTTGCCCAGTTAATTTATTGAATAATAAGTTTTCAAATGGTAATTGAACACCATATTCACCACCATCGGTATCTAAATCAGCTAATAAATCTCCATACTCTATTCCGTTGTTAGAAGCATAGGCTACATTCATTAATGATTCTGACTTTTGGTATTTAAAATTAATTTTTTTATAAGACTGTAATCTTTCAACAGAAATATCATCACTCAAAACGTATTGTGTTATATCTGTAATGTTTCCATCAGCATACCAAGATTCTAATTCTTGTATTTCGTAAACGTTTTTTTCATAGCTAATACAAGTTAAGTTAAACATCTTTAAAATACCACTAAAGAAATCTTCTACTTTAATATCTGGCATAAAAGAAGAAATGTTTACCAATCCTGATGTAGTTGAAGAAGCTTTACTTGCTGTACCATTTGTAAATCCAGTTACAAATACTGTTAAAGCATTTGAGAATGTTAATGGTGCTTCTGATTGAATATAAAATTCATAGCTACCTACGTTTGTAGGTAAATCAGACACGAAGTTTAAAAGTGTGAACGTATTTGTAGCAATGTTTTTATTTGGAACAGGAAAAGTAGTAACTAATGAACCATTTTTATAAAGTAATATTTGGTAATCAATTACAGTTGTAGCTGCAGTAATACTCAATTGAACAGAAGTATTAACAAAAGTAGAAGGTTGTACATACGTTAATGTGCTACCTAAAAACCAACGACTACCAACTGGAAAACCTGAACTTGTAGAAAACTCTATTTTAGTTAAACTACTTTTTGGAATAAAAGTTTCTGCATTCTTTAACCACAAAAAAGCATTTGTAAACCTTGCATCGGTTAAAAAATCTCCTTGAAATGTAATACCATAATCAGATTCTATTGTATCAAACACTTTACTCAAGCGTAATGCAGGAAATAATTCGTTTGTTAATATAGCACCACCTGAAGTAGTTATATTTTCAGTTGTACCTGTTTCAGTCCAAACTCTATTTGAAGTGATTAATGGAAACTTAACATCATTAGTTATACCACCACTAACCCTATCAACTACATCACCACCAGTATAAGTAAAGTTATAGTCACTAAAGTCTAAATCAAATAATTTCTTTTCAGCAAATGTATCTTTTAAAGAAACCAAACTACCAAAGAAAGTTATAGTATAATCTTCAGGAATACCGTTTTTAATATTTGCTTTTTCTAATTGTATTTTACCTTTTCTAAATGGTATTGTGTCTAATTCAATGTAAGCATCTTTTCTTTTTCTTGCATCAAAACCATTATCTAAAGAACTGTTATACCAATGGCTAAATATTTTATTATTGTTTTCATTTGCTGGCACTGTAAAAGATTGGCTAAAATCCGTTCTTACTTTGGAAATGTCACTAACGTCTTGAACTGAAGATGTAATAGAAATCTTTTCATCCTCAAATAATTCAACACGATTTGATATTCCGTTAATGTAAATATATAATCCTATTGTTACCATTAAATAACGTTGTTAATTAGGTTAAATGCGTAATCAAATTCTATCTCGTAATTAATGTTCTTGTCTTGTAATGATGTCTTTAATGTAGTTGTTTGTGTCTTTACTTCAACTGGTTTGCCATCTAACAATACAGTTTCACTTAATAACAAATCTTGTATTAAATCAGAATAGTTTTCAGGAACAAATCCTGAACTTAATTTTACAGTTTGTTTACCATTAATATTGAATGACTTACTTTGACCTTTAGATACATTGTAATTGATTGAATCTTGCAATAGGTTGTAGTTACTACCTTCTACATTTATGTTGTCTGTACGGCTCTTAAAGAACGTTAAAAATTGCCAACCACCAAATCTATTTATAAAAGAACAGATCACTGGTGAATATTTAGGTTCGCAAATAGGTATGACTCTATACTGAAAAGTAGTTTCGTTATAAGTAATAGTTAGCGTGTTACCTTTATTATATTTTACACTTGTAGTTGTCAATGGTATTTTAAGCATTCCTTTTGTTTCTGTATATCCAACTACCAATTCATTACGACCACGCAAATCTTTGTAAGTTGCTTCTATTACATCGTCACCTGCGGGATTAATCAATACGTTAACATAAGGAATAGATTTGGTAATGTCATATCTAATTTCTTTTGAGTTATCAGACAATAACATAAAAGTATCGGATGCGTTTGTTTTATTATACCCATCTAAATATTGCGTATAGCCATTAGTTCCTAAATAAGTTGTAGTATCTAATAAGGAATATGTGCCTACTGAAGTTTCTTTAAATCGTTTAACTTGAACGTTAACCCACATAGTAGTTGAATCAGTTTCACCTGCAGCGTAATTAGGTGCTACGTTGTCAATGTATTCTTTTACAAAAGGGCTTATATTATAAATGTTTTCTATTTGAGTTGAACTTGCAATAGATTTACTAAATGTATAAGTTGCTGGTGTAGGTGCTGAGCCTGTACCATTCCACAATCTTAATTCTATTTTAGAACCTACTTGTGCTGATTCATTAACTGTTATGAAGTATGGACTTCTTGAATATATTATCATTTTATTTTATATCTTTTAAATTATAATCTACCATTGTTTCAACGTCTTGGCCAAACGCTACCATTAAATCAGTGTCTATGTATTTCTTATATCCCGCTTCAAAAGGTTTAGTAAAGAATAAACTTGGCTTAATTCCTTTCTGAAAAATACTTCGAGATATAAGATACCCTGTTTGCTGATAGCTCATAAATTTCCCACTCTCTTTGTCTCGGAATTGAAAACCTTTCACTTGTACCCATTTTAATATGCTTTTAGTTAAACCACCTTTTTTGCCCGTACCTGATCCAAATCTAAATGGACTTTTTGGTGCTTTTAATGAACTTGATTTACCACGTACACCTTGATCTTGATATGCACCGTATTCAGCCATAGAAAAGCCTACAATTGAATAATCACCCTCAGTTAGTATTTCGCCTTTTAAACTATTATATAGCTCCTTAGAAACGTTCTTACCACTTTTAGACAGATTGCTGCGTGATTGTTGTATCACATAATCCCTAAAGCGTTTTAACACTTTCTCAACTTCTTTTAATTCTTGTACCATATTAGCAAATAGTCATATCGTTTTGACCAACCACATTCATTGTGACCGTTACGCCTGCAATTTTGTTTTCAAATCTGTCTACAAAGTATTCTATACTTGCTCCGTCTTGCAATTGATAACCATCGTCAAACAAATCACCACGTCTTAGCATTTCAAGTAAACGTGTCGCAACCATTTGCTGAGTGTTTAACACATCTTGCTCGTTGTCATTACCTACAAAGATATCAGTAGTAGCTTCTTTTGATTCATCTACAATATCCATACATAAAACAGAAATACTATAGTTAAAAGTATTACCGTTGTAAGCAGCTGAATTAATCATTATATGTGACAATGGAAATATAGTTTGTTTATTTAAATCAACTTTAAATATATCTCCAATTGTAATAGTATTAACAAAAGCATCAGCATCTAACTGGTCTTTAATTGCTTTGCTTATTTGGTAAAATCCTTTCATTATTTTTTATTTATAAGTTTCATTTCTATTTCTGTTTTTTCCTTTTCAAATGTTAACCAAGTTAAACTTTGGGTAATTGGTAGCTTGGAAACTTCATCAAATCTTCTAACATTTCCTTGAGCAAGAGCATAGATACTTGAATACCATCCCCAACGTTTTCCAAATTGTGCTTGTTCAGAATATTCTGCAGCTCCTGATTCTCCTCCAAATAGTTTATCGTACTTTTCAACAAGTCGTTGCCTAAAGTGTAAAAAAAAACCATAGTCCCTAGCACCACATCTAATGGTGCGTGGCGCATTACGTCAGCATATGTTACAGAACCTTTGTATTCTTCTATTTGATATTTATTTCCTAACTTATTTGTAATTGGTCTGTATAACACAGCCATTGCATTGTGCATTGTGTCCCAATCGGTAATGTAATTATCTAAATCCATATACTCGCCTGTAGACATCTCATCAAGGTTAGGTATAAACCCAAACTCTACACCACCCATTTTAAAGCGCTGTATCAACTTATTTTCTCTACTGAATAGATTGTTAATGTTAGCAGTAATTTCTGCTACATCTTTATATCTAATCTGTGCTACATCTTTTAAATCTATACCACAGAATAATTGCACCATTTTCTGCTGCAAAAATTCGCCTTCTTCATTGTCTTTTGCTATAGATAAAAACTTTTGGTACTGCACCAGCTTTATATCATTTAGCGTTGTTGGAATTGTTAATTCTATTTTCATTGTATTGTTTTATTTATAAATAAACATTTTTGTTTATTGTATTAAGTGCATAAAAAAAGGCAGCCATTTCTGACCACCTCTTTAACCAACATATTTAAAACCTAATTAATCTTCATCTGCTCGTTCACATTGTTTGTCACAATATGTTTTTTCACAAGGCTCACCGCAATACCTGCATTCATTTTCAGGGTATTCGTTTTGATAGTCGTAGTATTCCATATCTATTAATTTAAAATTTCAACTTCAGCAATATTATTCAAACCTACAGTAGACCAACAAACGCCATTGAAATCTTTTATTATAGCGTGTCCTTCTCCTAAATGTTTTTCAACATAACCTGAAGCTTTCATTACATAATATCCATCTTTGTCATAAGATTGTACTTTTGTACCTAATTTAAAATTGTCAAAATTTGCTTTCATAATTTCTGATTGTTTGTTTGTTGAGTACAAATATACATCAGTTATTAACAATACAAAACTTTTTAGAAATTTTAACAAAACTTTAACTTTTGTTTAATGTTTAAGGTAATAGCCTTAATAAAATTAAATTACTTAAGGTTACACCCTTAAATATTGTTCAGCCACTTTATACATAGCCTGCATCTTTTTAATTTCCCCAATATTACGAGGCAGGTTAATTACTACTTCAACACCTTTTATGTGGTGGATGTAACATTGTATTACTGCTATTATATTACCGTATGTCATTGTCTATTTGCTTTGCAAATTAATAAACGTAATAAGTACCCTTGTTTGGGTTTTCTAATTGTGAAGTAATTGCATAACGCATTGCATCAATAGCGTGGTTGTATGCGTCTATAGGTTTGTTTAATTTATTACCCTGTTTGTCTGTCATCCAAATGTAGTTTCTTAATTCATTAATTAAGTTCTTGCTTCTTGATGTAACATAAACTTTATTTTGGTTAATTAAATTAAGGCCGTAAACGATGCTATCTCTACCTTTGCTAACTGGTAACACATTGTGTCCATAACTATTTAACTCAGCTATTGATTTAGGCTCTGCACTATCAGCATAAACTATATCTTCAACGTTGTTTGTTTTAAGTAAGTCGCTAATGTCTGAATTAAGTAATCCTTTTTGGTATATTAGTTCGTCAAATATATAAGCATCATTGTATTTGTACATTGCTATTAAAGAAGTTGGATCATTTGAATATCCCCAGTCCATTCCATAGCACAACAATCTTGCTTCTGTTGGTAAATTAATCTCTTGCCAATCTGGTATACATACTCCTTCTAAAGAACCTGTTAACCCTAATCCGTATACCTGCCACCAGTTAGCCCAATAAGCTGAAGTTAATGCCTTAACCTTTGCTGATTCTATTTCTTTTACAATAGTGTCAGCTAATGCTTCATTATCTAAATAGGTTAATGTAATAAAGTCTACATCATCTTGCGTTATTATTTCCCTATCAACCCAAAATAAACTTGAAGGGTTATAATCTAACCATATTTCCCCACTGGTTCTAATTGCTAATTGGTAGTAAGAATCAAAGTCTACATTGTTACACTCGTTAACATATAAAATATTCCTTCTAGCCCCACGTAATTTATCAGGCTGGTCAACTGAAAAGAATTCAATATAACTGCCGTTTCCAAATGTATATTTTAAAGTAGACTTATTAAACTGATTGTCATTGTACCTACCCAATGCCATCATTATTTTTAAGAAGTCTTTTAAAGCTCCTCTACGTAAATGCGGTATAGATTCAGATACTACACTAATCTCTAAGTTAGGTGTCTTGATTGCTCTATCTATTAATATAGGCAAAATAGAAAAGGTCTTAGAAGCAGATGTACCACCTCTAACAACCTTTATGCGCTTTTTAAGACGCAATAACTTCTTTAAAGCTGTAGTTACTATGAATTCCATTATTGTTGCTTATATGTCTCCTAAATCTTCTAAGTTGAATATAGGCTGCTCTGTTGTAAGAGTTACATCTTTTGTTTCTCTTGGTTTACCTGCATAATAGTTATAGAACAATTGAGTGAATTTAAAATCACCTTTCTCTAATCCTTTTTCTAATGCTGCAAATGCTAATGGTTCTAATGGAGTTAACTTCTCAATTAAAGCTACCTCCTCTGCTTTAGGCTTTCTACCCGCATTTTTATTACCACCGTTGAATTTTCTTTTATCTTCCATAGTATAATCATTTAATATCATTATTGAAATAATAATAACTATTTCTTATAGTTGTTAAATACTCTCTAATTCTTTTTTAACTTTGTACCAATAAGCAGATCCCGTTTCAGATATTAATTCATCAACTAATACTAAAGCACACTCTTTTGCTTCTTCATTAAATAGATCAAACTTATTCCAAAATTTATTCAATATTTGTTTTGCTTTTTCTCTTGGTTCCATATTTTATTTTTTAAATGTTTCATTGTAGTATTGTTCTGGATTTAAGCTAACATTTCTATTGTTTGATTTATTAGATTCTGCTATTGCATCAATAATCTGTTGCTTTTCAATTTCTTTGGCAAATTCTAAAATATTGTTGCTAAATGAAAAATTAAATTCTTTCCACAATTTTTCGTATAACCATTCTACTGCTGTTTGTTTCATAACTAATTATTTTGATTTAATATAAATTCATATTCATCTTTGTATTTCTGTAATCCATTCGGTCTGTTATTCAAAGCTAAAGATAATGAAGAACGATTAATACCTGTCTCCCTACATAGCTGTATCATTCCACTAAATATTTTACCATCAGACTTCCTTCTAATTGGTTTCATTCCGTGTTGTTGTTCTTTCTGCATCTTTAAACTTTTGTCAGATAGCTCTACGTAATCATATTGGTTCTTTGTATTGTGGTATTTGTTACCTTGTTTGATTTGATTTAGATTATAATAGTCTATTGCTTCCCATTTAGGTTTAGGTAAGTCCCACAAGTAAGATGTGTTATCGTTTCTTAATATTTCTATTATTTCTGTTATCTTCATAACCTTATAGTCTTATGTTTTTATTCATTGAATAGAATGCTTCTAATCGTAAAGTAATTAACTCGTGCTGTTCTGTTCCTTTAGTGTCTATTAAAAGGTTTTCTAATAGCTCTGTTATTCTGTGCTCGTATCTTGGTCTATTTCTTTCTTTATCAAGATTGTTTTCTAATTCAAATATTCTTCTTTTAAATTCTATTATCTGTAATTGGTTTACATCTGTTGTATCTTTAGCATCCGTAGTTATGTTTAAAATTGTATTCTTTAATTCTGATAACTTAGGATTGTATTCTTCATATAGACTATAGTTCTTTAAAGAATGTATCACAGTTGCGTGGTTCTTGTTTAAACTATCTCCTATTGATTGTAAACTTCTTTTTGGATATAATTGCTTTACTAAATAAAAGTATAAGGCACGAGCTTCTATTATCTCTCTCTTTCTACATTCTTGAGTTATATCTACCTGTAATTCTTCTTTGATTATTTCTATTATTTTTTCTTCCATTTTATTCTGTTTTTAGTTTTAATAAGTTCCAACATTCAATGTATCTCTGTCTTGCTTTTCCTTTATGTATCTGTTTAAATAGTAAGTATATTTTTTTAGTGTATTGATATTGACTCTTACAATCTTTTAAATACTTTTCTGCAAACTTCTTACCATATCCTTTACAGTAGTTTACGTTATCAGCAGTATCTCCTATTATCATTTGCTCATAGAAATTATACATTGCTTCTTCTTCTGATATATCGTATATCTCTTTATGCTTAGCGTGATAGTTATACATCAAACACGGAAATTGCTTATAGTCTTTATCTATTGAAACTATTATTACGTTATCTCTTCCTATTTCTTTCGATAGTTCATACCAATATTTTGCTACTACATCATCTGTCTCACATCCATATCCAAATATTGAATTGTATTGCTCTTTAACAAATGAATGCATCTCATCTAACAATGGTGGTAAATTGTTGTAATCTCTATTAGCTTTGTATTTCTTTGTGATATACTTTCTAAAGTTCCCTTTACTACCTGAGAATGTTTTAACTTCATTGATCTCATAAAATTCTTCTAAGTGATTTATTATAGACATAAATACTTCATCAAATTTTGCTATAGCATCCTCTATATTTTTATGGAACCTATCATCATCCACACTTTCTTTTTTCTTATAACAGCTTGAAAATATCAAACTATCAGCATCAAATAATATTATCATAGCTTATTAGTTTTGTCTTGCATCGTTAATTATTAAATTGTAGATGTAATAATGAATGTGTATATCTCTTTCAGTTGAATCTATCATTGCTAAAAATTGATCCTCATTTAATTGCTCATTAAAGTATTCACTATAAACCCATTGCAAATCACGTTCAAGCGATTGTATCTTACTGTATATTTTTATTGTAGCTGCTTCATTCATTGTCTTGCTCAAGGTTTAGTATTACATCTATTTCGTTTGTAAAGTATGCTGATTGCATCCAATCGTATTCTAAAGCTGATAGTACTGCTTTTAGTTTAAGTGCTGCGTAATCGTTTTCTAATGTCTCTAACACATAGATTACATTTTCTAATTCTGATTTAATTTCTGTTTTTGTCATACTGTTTGTTTTAAATTGTTATACAAATATAAACAAGTTATTTACATAAAAAAAATAAAAAGGTAAATTTTAGCATTTGCTTAATAAAAAGAGGATAGCTAATTGCTACCCTCTAATTTTTGCTTTATAATCTTTCTATAAACTGCGTTGACTCTTTCAGAGTTCAAACCTCTATTGTAATTGAATTTCATTACTCTTTGAATTCTTTGTAGTGGTGATTGCTTCATAGTCTTTTAAGTTTTTCTAAATACAAAATAAGATCCATTGCTTCTTCTTGCGCGTGGTTTATCCATTCTTTATCCGTTAAATCTTCACGGTCTAATGTAGTATTGTATTTCTTTATCCCTACTTCACTACGTTGTTTAAATTTATTAATTACTGATTGAACTACACTATCTTTAATTTGTGTTTCTATCCATTCTGACATTGTATCTTTTACTTGACTCATATTAATTTGCTTTGATTTTTATATAACTCCATTATCTTTTTAGTTGCTTCATATTCGCTAAACTCTACCTTCTTATTGTTCTCTTTCAAATATATTACATTTTTATAATCACTCGGAATGTATTTGACTATGTAGAATTTTTTATTAGTATTAGCTTCTAATGAATATGCTACATTACGTTTTACACAATAAACCATTGCTTCTACTTCTTTGTAGTTTACAAAGTATATTTCAATTTTCTTTTTAGCCATCTATTCTTAAAAATTCAGCTTCACCGTATTTTAAAAACCATTCCTTGTTCTCTTGATACTTTTCGATTATTGCATTAATCATCACAAGTTCATCTAAATTTGAGGTAGTTAATTTAATAATAACATCCTCAATACTATTTAAGATATTTGTGGTCATTTCTGCATCGGCTTCATATATCTTTCTGTACTCATCATAAACAGTTGATTCAAGGTGTAATATCACTTTGTTAAGTAAATGCTTTAAAGCGCCGTTATATTGCTTTGTGTAGCGTAGATTCTCGTTGCATTCTAAAAGAAGTTGTGATAACAAAACGCTTTTTAAATATTCTAACTGTATTGGATTATTGCTCATTTTTATTGTATTCGTTAAACACTTTTCTTAAATCATTAATTATATCTCTCCAACAAGAAGCACAATTGCTATCATCTAATTTTACTTCAAATACTCTAAAGTAAATGCCTTGAATTTGCCATTGTTCATTTGGTGTTAAACTTCCTTTCTTTGGTGACACAAAAGGTTTTAAAGCTTCGTAGTCTGATTCAGTTAAGCAATTAACTTTTCTCCTATATGGAATTAAATTATTAAGCTTTACCTTTCGTTCTTCGCATCCACAATCTAATCCTGTTGCTTTGCTAAATACTTCTACTGCTTTTTTAATTCCTGTTACTTCTGTAATTTGCTCTATAGTATCTCCTAAACCACGAGCGGGTGCTTTTCTTTTTGCCATTAGTACATTATATTATAATCGTTATTAATATATTCTTGATAATCATTTTCAAATTTTTCTTTCAAAATAATCTTATAATTCTTAATTGAATTAAATATTGAAATCAAACTGATATTTGTTTCTTTTGCTATATCCCGCATAGATAGATCTGTGTCTCTGTATAGCTTAAATAGTTTCCTATCGTACCAATCCCAATTTTTTATTTCTTCATCTATTAGCATACATATATCATTGTAGGCTTTGTGCTCCTCTAAATTAGAATCATCAAATAATTCCCAACACCCATCAAAAGATACTTTGTTAATCTTTTTCTTTTTATTATAGTATTGATAAAATAAAGAACGCAAAGTAAAATACATATATCCTTTTCGAACTTCACCTGATGAATCTAAAAGTTTATCTGCATCTGCATATTTCCATAATGCAATATAAGACTCTTGAACTATGTCTTCTGCATAATCATACTCTCCAAATGTTTGAATAACTTTTATCCAATCGTTATGGTACTGTGCCACCTTGGCTAACCATTGATTATTCATAAGTTGTCCAAACTATTGTAAAGCAAATTACACCTAAAAGAACTTGAATAGTGTGTTCTGTTACACGATCTTCTTCTTCAGCATCGTAAAGCCATCCAACCATAAAACCAATAATAGGATTTATAATTAATTCTCCCCCGTACTTTTGGATCATCATTAAGATAATCCAACAAACTGCTGCTATAGCAAATAAAATTGTAATCATAAATAAATTTTTGCGTTAATAATACACTCTTTCTTTTCTGATTGTATTGGTCTCACTTGAAAATTTACATTAATATGCGTTAAATTTGTGTCCGTTTGATAATAATGCTTAACTGCTTCGGCTACATCAGTTAAATGCACTTCGTTTTCTAATTCTAATAATTCTTCTATTTGTTCTAACTTTAAAAGTAAGTCTTTAAAATATGAAAACATCACGGAATTATCTGAATAAATTAATCCCGTTCTTGAAGCTGTATTCTGTAATTCTTTAATATGGTTTAAAATTGTTGTTCTCATTAGGTAAATATATTAAATAGTTATTAACAATTAGAATACTCCTTTTAGTGGATCATATAATGCTCCTTCGACCTGAGGCAATCCAAAGTTGTTTACTTTAAAGCTAAACGTTTTAAATGATGCATTCCTGCTTCTTTTGCAGCTTACGGTTACCAAATCTTTGTTTACTGTATTAAGTTCTAATTGTATTTGTGTTTCTGTTTTCTTTTCTAAAAATGAACCTAAATGTCCTGTAGGTTTATCTGAGCCAAAGTTACTATGTATAACAGTTATAATATGACAATTTAATTCCTTTGTCCATTTCATTAACTTTTGAACTACTGCATTAGATTCTTCTATATTATTTACATCGGAACATAAATCAGCTACCCCATCAATAATTACTAAACCAATATTTTTACCTTCAAGCTTTTTATACAATACGTGTTCAATAAGTAAAATTCTTTCTTTAAAGTCTAATTGTCTTAAGCCGTATGTGTGATATTTATCAGTATCAACTTCAGTCATATCTAACGGTCTTTTAAATACCATTTGACAATGAAAAGCTCCTTGCTCTGTATCAAAATGTATTAAGTGCTTGCCATCTCTATATCCTCTTATATCTCCCCCAAAAGTATCTATTTGGCCTTTCATATAAATTGCACTCAAAAGCGATATAAAAAAAGTTTTCTTACTTTTTGGAGGGGCTTGAATAAAACTAAAGTTACCATAAGTTCCAATTGCCAATGGGTATTCTTTTAACCCATCTTTAGTTTCATAAGTTTTAAATCCAAGTGATAAAGCAGGATCAGGATGTTCAATTTTTTGCGTTGGATCTATACGTAATTCTTCTTCGTATAATTCCATTAATATTTCTATTGCATCTGCATCAAGCTTATTCATTATTTATCTTTTATAAAAGTACCGTTTTCCATTTTTCCTGTTCGTTTGCATATAACACTGTAAGCACTATAGATACAATCTTCAATGTTATAGCCTGCTAACTTAGATAAATTAGTTAATACAACAACACAATCCCCGATAGCGTCTATAATTTCTTCTTTGTCGTTATTCAATAAAGCTTTTGCTAATTCACCCGATTCCTCTTGTAGTTTTATATATTGTGTTTTTACATCGCCTTTGTCAAATATACCTTTTTCTTGTGCCCAATTTCTTATATCGTTGAAAATATTAATCTCAACTTTTTTATTTGCTTTAATAAAGTTAAGCAACGCATCAATATAAACATACCTTTCTTTGTTGTGTTGTGATGCAGCATTGTGTTTAAGAATCCAATCAATTACGCTATCCGTAAATTCAATGTGTTCGCCATTTTGAAGTTCAAGTACCATTGGAAATTTATATCCGGTTAAACTTTGATCTTTAGTATTTTTAAACGTTATTGTTCTATTTGTTAAATGTATCATATTGCTCATATTTTTTTTTGTTTTATTTATAATTAGTTGTAAGTATGAATTTTTATCTTGTTTGTAATTAAAATAATTTTGATAATATATTTCAGCATCAGAAGCATTTTTAATACTGCTTGTCTGATATAATATTTCGTAATCAGTATATCCTTGTGTTAACTCAACTCTTCGCTGTATGTTATTTGTACACCCAACTTTAATTTCTTTTATGTGATAAATATAGTACATACTTAAACAGCTACGGCTGCGGTTATTTTTTTGCCTGATTGATAATTAATTATTTCCAAATTATTATTAATATAAGTGTATTTTGGTAAATTAAAAATTGGTTGTAATAAATATTCTTTTATAGAATCAATTTGATTTTTATAAATGTGAGCATCTATAATTTGCAATTCTAATTTATTAGCTTTTAAATTTGTTTCTGATGCAATATATAACAATGTTTTTGCAAACAAACAAATATCGTATGGAATTCCTAAAAATAAATCTCCTGATCTTTGTACAACAAACATATTCAATTTTTTATTTTTATCCACATAAAATTGAAAATATAAATAACAAGGCGGTAATGCCATCTCTTCAAGCTGTAACGGATTCCATAAACTAATTATATGTCTTCTGCTATCAGGATTTGTTTTAAGGCTATTTATAAGCATCTTTAATTGATCGTAGTATTCACTATTAAAGTTTCTTAATTGATGCCCATAAACAGGTCCTAAATCACCTGCTTCATTTGCCCAAGCATCCCAAATTTTTATATTATTATCTTTAAACCTTTGAATATTTGTTTCGCCATTTATAAACCAATCAAATTCAGTATTAAAAGTATTTGGAAACATTTTTCTACCAGTTATAATTGGAAATTTTTTAGATACATTTACTTTTATACTTTGATTAAATAAAGAATAACTACCAACTCCTGTTCTATCATTTCGTTCAATTCCATTTTTCAAACAATTATTTAAAATTGATTGATATTTTTTTTCAAAGCTATTCATTGGATTTATTGTTTGAATTGTTTAAAGCAGCAATATAGCCAACACAATCAAGTAATGTATCTTCTTTTATATTATAAGACATTCTGCTTATTTTTAATGCAATCATACACTTATAAAAGTCTTCTCTTGTTATTTCTTTATTACAAAGAATTGATGCTACAGATGCAGCTTTTTCCATAGACTCGTCAAATGGGCCATACATTCTTTCTTTTTCTTCAGAACGTAAGTTTATAATTTTGTTTGCTTCTTCTAATATATTCATTTTTAATATTTTTAAGTTAAATAAAAGGGAAGCAAATTATATTCACTTCCCTGATAAATTTAAAATGGCAAATCTGATTCTACTTCTTTAGCAGTTGCAGGTTGCTCTTTTTTTACAGCTACAATAGTACCATCAGTCCATACTACATTTCCGTTACCGATATAGTTTTTAGCTTTTTTAGCTTCACGTTCTTCTTTAGTTTGTGAATCTGTTAAAGAAACATTTTGTCCGAATTGATTAGCTTCATCGTTAATTCCAATAGTGAAGTTATAATACACTTTACCATCTTTACCTGCAACAAATTTTTCTTTAGGTAAAGCATCCACACGTAAACTAACATTTAATAATGCACTCATAATAATTTTAGCACTTAACCTTGCAATCGGAATTTAAATTAACTTTAATTGTTTTTCAATTATTTTATTACCTTTTTTAAAATTATCACTTGCCCACAAAGGTTGAAAATTGGTATAGTGATTTAACTTAATTACTTCTTCTTCTGTTTTTGCTGAAGATATTGGTATTATATGGTCTAAATGTATTTCATTTAAACGTTCTAAACTCATTCCGTCTTTAAATTGTAAAGATATATAATCTAAAAAGAAATCAAAACTACATCCTAATATTTCTTGTGTTTTATTTTTTTTAATAAACTTACCATTACAAGTTCTTGAAAAAGATTGGCTAATAGATGTTCTTATATTCCAAGTCATTCTATATAATGAATCATCTTTTCTTCTATCTCTTTGGTATTTATTAAAATATTCCCTTCTATTTAATTGGCTATACTTATATTCACATTCTTTACAATCTGAACGATACCCTGATTTTCTTTCTTTTCTAATTCTGAATTTGTCTAAAGGTTTTTCTATTTTACATTTAGTACATACTTTCATATTATTTTACTTTTAACAATTCGTCTTTAACTGTTTTGGCTAATTTATACTTTTTTTCAATAGCTTCTATATTACCACCACCTTTTAAGTATTCAATTGATTTACTAAATTCAGGTGTGTTTTTGTTTAGCCACTTTTTGTCATCTGTAACATATTCCTTACTATTAACACCACCTGTTACTTTTCCCCAAGGGTTTTTATCTTCTGTTTTGTCGTGCTTATTAGCAGCATCAGAATCTTGTGTATCGTCAATTAGTAATAGGTTGCCTAAAGCATACTTTTTAGCGTATGAACTTGCTGAACCAAATTGTTGTGGAACTTGCATTCCTTTTTGGTTTAAGTCTACACCTACTATAGCAGTAGCACTTAATTCATTGATACCATTGTTGTCAAATATAGTTGCAGTTGATTGCATCATAGGAATTTGTACATTTGTAATTGGTATCATTTTTTCATTAACAGTAAAAGATACACCATACTTTTCATTGAATGGTTTTAAACCTTCTAATATATCTTCAGCACTTCTAAAGTTATATTTTCCAAAGCTATTGAATCTTGACTTGTTAGCTTTAAATTCAATTTGAATTTTGCTTAATTTTTCGTTTAATGATAACTCTTTCATCTTAATTTGTTTTTAGTTCGTAAATTTGTTTTTTGATAATTCTTTTGTATTCTTCTGGTATGTTTTCATCTAATGCTTCAAAGCAATATGTAGCCAGTAAGTTGTTTTCCTGTTTTAGTTTACAAATTTCTGCTTGTAATGCTTCTATTTGAAATCTGTTGAAGTCGATTAAATCTTTCATTAGTATCTTAAAATTATTTGGATTAAAAAATACAAGGCTAAAGCCTGTGCGAATAAAATTTGGTAGTTTGCTTTTGTTAAAAATGTTTTGATTGCTTTCATAATTTGTTATTTGTTAATGTTTGATGTGGCAAATATATAACAGGTTTTTTAATAACCAACTATGATTTTAAATTTTAACATAATTTTAACAGATTGGCAAAAAAAGGGCTACCGTTTAAAGTAGCCCAATTTAACATTAACCAAATTATAAAGAGAAATCAGAAAAGACTATTTAGTTGTGTGTAGTGTTCAATTAGTTCTTGTAGTTCTACGTCTGTAAATTTACGTATTTGTTGCGATTGTATATACAACTCTTCAGGGAAGTTATCACCATATTGTGAACAAAGATATTTAGTATATAAGTATATTTCACCTGCTCTAAACACATTACAAGACGCACATTGCACGTTACAGTTTCGTTCGTCCCAACGTGTGCTATAATGTCTTCTACTTGCCCAATGTCCATTCTGAAGTTTTGACCAATGGTCTTTTTTACCACAAGTAACGCATTGTGCTATATCATTCACTGCATCTTTGCGGCGAATATAAATTGAAAACACCGTATCAAGCTTTTTAATAAGAGAAGTCCTTGTTGGTTTCTTTGCCATTTACGTTGTGAATTATGTTTAATTTAGGTTTTAACAATTTAATGTATTTTTCTTCAAGCTTTAAAAGTTCTTGTTCAGAAATTTCTGCAGGAAGTTTTGCAATTATAGAAAAGCTATTAAATTCTTTTCCTTCATCTTTTTTATGTGTAAGTATTCTACTTTGTATGTTTATAGTTTTACCTACATATACAATTTCATTGTCTTTTATTAAACAGTAAATAAACTTAAAAAATTCAATTTCTTTTTTAGTGCTTATTAAATAACTTTTTAAATATTCTTTCTTATTTCTAATAGTTACTTTTTTATCTAAAGCAATACTATCTTTATTAGTTATTTCTTTATTTTGCTTTTTAAGGAATTTAACATTGGTATATCCTCTTTTAGTAGTTATCCAATTTTTAAAGCTTTGGTATTCTTGTTCGTTATAAAATACTTTATTATAACTTTTACCTGTTCCGTAATATTCACATTTAACTAAATATTCTAATTTCATATTTCTTTATATTTGTTTGGTTAAAATTATTACACAAATTTATATAAAAAAAGAACATCAAAATTTTGTCAAATGGTATTTTATTAACAAGTTATTTTATCTACCCTGACCTGCGTATTTTTTCTTGTAGTTTTTACTGCTTTTAAGCGAAGAAGTTTTAGACTTTGAATGTACACAAGGTCTTGAGATTTTAACATCTAATTTAGCAGATACTTCAGTTTGTTTTTTAGCCATTACAGAAATAGTTTATTTTTAATTTGTCTATAGATATACATTCCTATTGGAATAAGTAGAAGCCATAAATAAACAAAGTAATTTGCTTTTTTATCTATGTGCTTTTCTTTTATATTTTTAGTTTCTTGCTTTGATTTAGAAACTTGTTTTAAAACGTTTTTAGACACTATTATCTTACTTGTATCTACTAATACTTTGTTTTGCTTTTTATACTTTAAAACAGCGTTAAAATAGCTTGTACCATCTATTACAATAGGTAAACTATCATTCAATGGTTTTATTTCTAATTCTGTAGTGTTTTCAGTAAAATAAACATTTTTGTTTATAATTGAAGTACTATCTGTTTTTGTGATAGATGTAGAATCTGTATTGGTTTTTATATCTGTTTTAGATACATCTACTTTTCTTGAAGCACAAGAAGTAATTAATAAAAGTAAAACTAAATATTTCATTTTGTAAAGTATAATGCTGATTCAGCAATGCGTCTATTTGTTAAACCATTTAGAACTTTACCTGCAGCTTTGTTCCACTTTAAAAACTCTTTAGCTATATTACCATCATTTGGGTTGATGTTAACCAATTTTAACAAAGTAGATTTTTGTAAATTAGCAACTCCTACATTATACGCAAAAGAAGTTAATGCGTTTAACTGGTTTACATTTATTTTTGACTTTACAAGTTTCAATACATCTTCAGCAAATTCATCAGCAGTGTGTGCTAATATTTCATTAGCGTATTCTTTTGTAATTTGTTTGTCTGTAATTTTAACTTTAGTTCCGTTTGGGTAATAAGTATTACCATATCCGATTGTAGAAATACCAGCAGGACATTTGTAAGGTCTGTCACTATATCCTTCAAAACGTTTTATTAACTCGTAACCTTTATCGCTTAATTTCATTGAAGTCTGCTTTTATTTCTTTAGCTCTATTAAATGCGGTTTTTAATAATTGCCAAATATCAACTTTAAATGAAGCTTCAATGTTTTCTTTAATAGATACTAATTCAACAAAGATTAATAGTATAGCACAAATCTTGGTGAACATAAAGTCAAAACCAAAAGCGTGTTTTACGAATTCATTTAAAACGAATTTGTCAATTAAGAATAAAAAGATTATACATATTTCGTATAATGCCATTTTAGAAATTACATTGCTTAATTTTCTACTTCTTATTGATTGTAACCCTTCAAGTTTTATGCTTTTAAATATACCAGTGAAAGTATCTAAAATTATTGCACTACCTACGGCTATTAATAAACCGTAGATAGGTACAAATAACAAAATTAATGAAGCAAAAAAATAATTAATGTATTTCATTCTAAATGTTTATTCTTCTTATTCTTCTATTACTTCTTCAGTTTGTGCAACCACTTCTTCTTCTACAACTATTTCTTCAATAGGTTCAACTGGTTGTGGTGCTACATAATCGCCAATAATTACTAAATTCAATTGACCTGCAATCCAATCCCAAGCGTAATTATCAATTTCCCAAGCTGAATAATCATCGCCAGACATAGTCAAGTTTCCTTGTGCTAATTGTTGCATTGATTCAGATAGTAAAGAATAGTAAAATGTAGCTGAATTTCCAAGTGATACATTTACTGCGTAAGCATTTAAAACAGTTGCTTCCTGTGTTTGTCCGTTATCCCAAATTGAGATTGATTCAATTGTTTTCATTTTTATTTATTTAATTATTTATTATTAACAAGAAGCTATTTCTACAATTAGCCCCGTTGTGTTTATTTTAAAAACTGTGCTATATCCACTTACTTTAAACCAACTATTCCCACCGTTATATTGGCTTGTCAATTCTGGGTCTGTATAAATTGTACTTTCAAATATTAAAGGCGAAGCTCCAGAATATCGTGTTCTTGAAGTACTTGCACCACAAGCTTCAGCAGCAGTTGCGTAAGGAGCTGAAATTGAATAAGCGTAAGTAGTCTGCAAACATAAAGCTTTTACCGCCAACTGATTGTTAGCAGTAAAAGTTACGTTAACACAATATTTATTAACTATATCATCCCTTGTCATACATTGATTAGATGTAACGTGTGATTCTCCAGTCTTTAATACAAAACCACTTGTTTGTATATCGGTAAAACTTATTGCCTGATTATTTGCTAAATCACTCCAAGCCATTATATTTTAGATTTTAAGTAAGCAATTTCTTTTTCCATTTGAGATATCTTGGCAACGAGGACTTCTACATAGTTAACAGATAAAAATCCTTTTTCGTCTTCATTAACCGCATCTGGCATTACTTTTTGAACTTCTTGTGCTGAATATCCAACGTGTTTTTTATTATCTCTACCGTCTTTCCAAAGATAAGTAATTGGTTTAATATCTGAAACATTGTAATCGTAATCTATTAAGTCTTTTAATCTGTTATCTGAACTGTTAAAGAATCCTGTTGCAGTAACTGTACCATTAAAAGTTGACGCTCCACTTGCTAAAATTTGTGTTCCAGCAGCACCTGAATGTAATAAAGTTAATACACCAGTATTTGAACCAGTCCAAGATAAATAAGCTGCATCTACTCCACTTGCAACCATTCTTAAAGTATCTCTAAAAGCAGAACCACCATTAACATCTAACTTATACCCTGCGTCTGTTGGAGATGCTCCGATGAATACATTACCGCTTGAGAAGATACGCATACGTTCTGAACCTGCAACTCCATTTGAAACTCCACCTGCTCCAAATATTAATTCTCCTTGAGAACCCATTGCTTTTAACGTCAAGTGTGTATTTCCACCACCTGCTGTAAGTACTGCCGTTGCATCAGTTGAACCAATAGTTAAAATACTATTTGGACTTGTTGTTCCTATTCCTACGTTACCACCTGAAGTGATACTTAACCTTTCATAAGTATCTCCTACTCCACCTGTCATAATTCTAATTCTTCCGCTTGAATTACCAATACCACCTAATACAGATGAACCTGCATAGTTATAAAAAAGTAAATTAGAAAAGTCATCTGAACTTCTATTTAAAATTGCAATAGCTTGAGCTGAACCATTTGATTGAACTGTTAATGGGTTAACAGGACTTGTTGTACCAATACCTACGTTTCCGCCTTGTGGTTGTAAGGCTAATTTTTTAGAAGTAAACGATGTATTTTTACCAGCCGTTTGAATAATACCACAATCAACCGTATCGTCTGCGCCAAGTAATAATTCCGTATAAGCGTTTAAAGTGTTTGATTGAATAGCTATACCATAACTCGATTCTGTTGCTCTTGAAGTATTTTTTAAAATAGTTAACTTTCCATTGTCGGGTGATGTAGTGCCAATTCCTATATTTGTACCACTATCATAAATCAAAGAATTACCTAAAGCAGTTGAACCTGTAAATTTAGGTAAGTAATTAGTTGTACCCGTTCCTGTGATTGGATTAGTTAAAGCGTTTTGTTTAGTGTTAAATGTGGTCCAATCAGTTGAACTCAAATATCCGTTTACTGAACCACTTGCAGCTGGTATTGAAATTGTACCACTTGTATTAACCAAAGGACTGCTAAATGTTAAAGCGGCTTGTTTTGCGTTCCAAGTTGCCGCACTTGCAATATAAGCATCCGCTAAATCAGTATTCAAATGCAATTCGTCTAATAAAGTAACTCCACCTAAAATACTCGCAGCGTTTCCACTTCCCGAGCTTTTTGTAACTGTTAAAGCTTCGCCACTACCACCTTTTGTAATTGAAGCAGCAACACCCGAGCCACTTGCGTGGTTTACAACTAAATCCGAAGCAGTTAATTTATGTGTTCCTAAATCAACGTTTCCAGTTGCACCAGTGTAAGGAACTAACCCACTTATATCAGTTGTGTAATTAGGTATGTTTAAAGTTGAACCTACTAAAGTAGCTGAACCACTTGTACCTGTTGTGGTTAAAGTTATTGTGTTTTGTTTTGCATTTAAAGCGTTTTGTAAATCAGTCTGTGAACTTAATGTCCCTGTTATTGCACCCCAAATAGCACTGTTAGAAGCGATTTCAATATAAACTGAACCACTCCAACGATATATTTTATTGTTATCTAATGTAACGTATATTTTTCCAATTTCACCCGTAGCAGGTAAAGCAGCGTAGTTAACCACTTCAATAATGTCATCTACATAAGAAGGTAATTCTGAAGCAGGGACTTTACCGCCTACTAAATTAGCTTTTAAATTTAAAGCATTTTGCAAATCAGTTTGGTCTGATAGAGTTCCGTATAAATCACCCCACTTGGCAAAAGAACCACCCTTGTTAATGTTTACTTCAACTACAGTAGGTGTAATGTTTAAAGTTAAATTATCTGCATTATCAGTAACGCTAATGTCTACAATTTGGTCGTTTGGTTGTGCAGTAACTTCAATATTGTTTACAATTTCAGTTACACCAATAGTAATATCATCACCCATTTTTTTATCTTGTTACTTCGTTAGTAATATTAAATCCACCTTGTACATACGTTTTAACTACTCCACTTGATAAAGTAATTTGAATGTCATATACGTAATTGTAAACTTCTATGTCTATAATTTGTGCATTTATTTTAAATCTACCTTCTGATGCGTTTGTAATTGTAATGCCTGCAGAAGAAACTGAAGTAAGAGACAAAGCAGCTACTGTATCTGAATAGCTTTTTCTTAATTGCATCTTAATAACTGCACCTGTTAAATTAACCGCAGCTTCATTAATTTTTAATTGAAAAGCAACTTCATCAAAAGTATCGCCTTTTATATGTGTAAATTGTAAACTCATTTTTTATCTTTTATTTTATTTAAAAATAGTTGCAGCTTTTTAACATTAACCGCTTTTGGCTTGTAAGTTTCTTTTAGATTACCCATCCTGTAAAATTTGCTTCTGAATCAGGGAACATATCACCATTTGAATTAGTATTATATTCAGGAAAAGTTGCAGTGTTATAACAAATATAATCCAAGAATCTATTCGTGTAGTGTTGTGCAATATCCCTTTCTTTTTCAATTAAGAAATCTACTTCATTCTTTTCTACGTTTGTACTATTCTCACTATTATGTTTGAATACACCTTTATTAGCTATTGTATAGGCTGCAAAAGGCAAATATTCTACCATAGCAAAGTGTATTACCATTGGCTTTATATAGTCCTTTAAAAGAGCTAAATAAGGATTAGCCAAAGTGCCTGCTACAATGTCATCGTTTATTTTATCAAATAACTTTGTACCTAAATAGTTTTGAATGTGTATATCTTGAGCAATCTTTACGAATTGAATAAATTTGTCTGTATCGACATTACCATTCATTGCAGTAAATTTTACTATATCTTCTCTTGTTACAAATAATGCTTGAGCCATATTTTAATTTTCTTTATTATAGTCAGGATGATGTCCGTGATTTGGCATATCGTATGGTGTCATAGCAACCTCTTTAGGATTCCTAACTCTATATCCATATTTTTCTGCCTTGTTTGTACTAATTTGTGTTGCATTAGGATTGGTAACATCAATCTTTACATTGTCAAATGAAACGTAAGTTTGTCTTAACCATTTGTGCTTACAATTAACTCCACCTTTGTATAAGAATAAATCATAAGGTAATCCTTTGTGACCTTGACCTGCGTTTACAAAATTGGAATTAGTGTTTACTATATCTTCTTTTCTGTAAAGTTTATCAGCTTTTAACATCTTATTGCAAAACTCTCTTTCACCTGATTCAGCACCTGAATATTTATATCTTGTAATGAATCTAATACCATCTACATTTTCGTCTTGTGAACTCTTTGCATTAGGTCTACCTGTAATAGCAGTTGCTAATTTCTGAATTAAAGACAATTCTTTCTTTTTAGGATTATTTAAAGATTCAATTTCAGCATCTAAATCTTCTTCAGATTCTACATCTACTTCTGTTTCATCAATCAATACCCATTCTTCACCAAGTTGTTCGCCTTTATCAATTAAAGCATTTGCAATAATTGGGTCTGTATGTGCAGACATTTTAATACCTGTTTCTTCTTCAGTAGTTTCTGCATTCATTCCTGAAGCATCTACAAATTCTAAAGGCTGGATAGTTTTAAAGTATAATTTCAAGCTAATATTATTAACTGCTAAAATTTCATCAATTGCATCAATTAATTCAAGTTGGTATGGTTTGATTACAATATTGTCAAATAACAAAGTAGCGGTTTTAATTTCATCTGCATTGTTACCTAATCCACCACCTGTATCACGAATACCTAAAAGCATAGGACTTGTAACTCTATGCCCTACAATTAACTTTTCAAAACATTCTTTAGACAAATAATCATAGTGAGCAGGAGCATCATTTAAAGGAATATCCTCTACAGTAGTTTTACTTTCTGCATTAGCATTAAAAGCTACAATTACTTTTTCACCTCTTGATCCAGTTAATTTATTTAATACGTCACGCTTGATTTTGTCACGCATTTCTTCGGTTGGAATACCGTTATTAAAGTTGATTACTTTTGTACCGCTAAAGCCATTTTGTACATCGTTAATTAAATAGTCGCTAATTTCTTCTTCTAAAACAGAATAAGGCAAAGCACCACTATAGTCAATAGGTGTATAATAATGAAAACCTGAAACGTATGGTTTAATAACATATATTTCAACTTCATTACCATTACCAAAGCCAAAAGCAGGAATACGTTTTGCAGCTTCTGAAGGCTTCTTTTTATTCCAGTCAGGGTAATAGTACCAAGCTTCAATTTCTCCCTTGTCGTTGCATTTTTCAGCCCTTAAGGTGTGCATAGGAAAATGATCTAAGGTTTTAACTTTACCCTTTTCCATTACTACCTGCATCGCAGCCATACCAAGCATCTTTCTTTCTAAGGCTACTTTCTTTAACATATCGCCTTTAATAATGCTGCGCATCTGAGCATATTCATTAGGCTTTTTGTTAGAATCTAAAGCATCAATACCTTTACCGTAAATCATATTGGTTACACCAGTAATGATAGCGTTGTTTGTTGCTGAATATAGATACCTGTCTATTAAATACTGAAAGTAATTGTTATCGCTTCCGTATTCTATAAAGTCGTTCTTTTTGTTTTCTTGAATTACAGGGCTTGTGTAAGCACTTAAATTTACAATTGATATATTACTCATAAATTATAAAATCGTTATTTGTAGCGTGTGCTACGTATTCATCTTTATTGACTGTATAGTTAACTATGTTTTGGTTAGTACAAAAAACTTTATCTTTGTAAACTACTTCAGCACCATTCTTAATAGTTAAATTATAAAATGTATTTTGTAATAAATCAAAAGCAGTAGTGGTTGTCAAATAATATTTATCTAAAGCAAATGATGCAGAAATAGTCTGTACTTCGTTTGTAGTTTCATTTCTTAATACAATAGTATCTGCCCCATAACTACGTGGTATGAATTTTAAAACTTGTGCAGCTTCTTGTTCTTTTAAGATTATCATTATATTTTTTATTTAATAATAAATCTATACGGTTATTGTTATTTAAAACAAAAAAAGGGTAGCCGAAGCCACCCCTTTCCCAATCAAAAAAACAAACAATTATGAACCTGAAACTACAGTAAATCCAGCAGCAGTTAAAGTAGTAGTCAAGAAGTTAGCAGGTAAAGCTTCTTGGCCTGATAATGTTAAAGTATATCCTGACAAATCACCCATAGCAGCACCAGTTACAATAGTACCACCTGATACATCCATACCGTTTTCTAAACCACAAAGGAATAAGTTTCCATTGTTGTCTTCAACAACAACTTGTGGGCGTCCGTAAGCTAATAATTTAATTTGTTTGTGGTCTACAACTGAAAGTTTCTTTAAAGTTAAGTTCAAAGTTTGTTCAAAATATGTAGTTCCATTTTCTCTTGAAGAAGTAATTGCTTGTTCAAATGAACTATTACCTTTCAAGTCATATTTGTATGCACTTGGTGTTCCTGCAACTGCACTAATAGCATCTGTATTAGTAGCGTCATAAGTTACACCTGTCATATCTCCCCAGTTTACAAAGTAAACCGCTTTTAATCCACCGTTTGAATCCTTACAAGGTTCAATTCTACCTAATGAAATTTCACAAGCCATCTATATATATTTTTAAAAGTTAATAAAAAAAAAGGGAAGGCATTTTACCTCCCCTTTTTAATTTAAAAAGCTAATTTTTAGTTAGCAGAGTTTGTGATTCCGTAAGTCACGATATCCTCTACAATTCCGTATTGAACTGCAGCAGTAAAACGCATTACTACACGAACGTTTTGTGATCCATCAACTGGAGCCATATCAATTACTTGAACTTCGTTTTGGTCAGATAACAAACCAGTTCCAAAGAATAAGTTAGATTTTTCAGCAGCAATAGCAGTGTTAGCAGCTAATCCGTTTGCAACAAAGATTTTAACACCATCAAAAGAAAGTGAACCATTGTTAAACCATTGTGTTCCTTGAGCGTTTGTACCATTAGCACCTAATCCTGAAGCACCAAATCCACCTAAAGCACGAACGTAAGCACGAGCGATGTTTTGAGAAACGTATAAGTACAAATCTTCTTTTCCGTACAATGCAGCAGGGATAGCGTCAACGATTTTACCTAATTCAGCAACAACGTTAGAAGCAGTAACTGTAGTTCCAGCAACTTCGTTAGCAGTTGGTAAAGCAGCATCAGCAGCTAATAAAGCAGCAAATCCGTTGAATTCACCTGCATTAGCAGTAGCACCTCTCCAGATGTTTTGTTCTGTTTTTTCAGCAACTTTAGCAGCAACGTGAGAAATTAAGAAATCAGCAAAGCTTGAAGGCAATGAATCAAAAGCAGAATAACCCATTGAAATCGCTTCCCAAGTTGAATGGAAGTCTTTTTTACACAACTGTAGGTTCACTTGGAATTCCTCAGGAGTGATAATTCTTTCGCTTAATGTTACAGTAGATGTAGCAGAAAAATCACAAGTTGCATCTTTTACGATAGCATCAGTAGCAATTTTTTGGATTACAGATTTATACTTAACATTAGGCATTACCTCAATTCCACCATTTTCAATAGTAGAAGCAGATAATAAAGCAGCAGAGATATATTTTGAAG